GTCATTACCTGCCGCATTCCCTGCGGGCTATCAATTAGCTTCTGGCCCGTCTTAGGATCGGGGACAGATGCCTGGGCAATAGCCTTGTCAATGCCAGAGTCGAAGCGGGAACGAATAGCGTCCATCTGGGACAGATAGAAGCGCGTGTCCACATCCTGACTCTTCTTGCCCTGAAGGTCCATCAACTTGCTTTCCTGAGCGGCAAGCTCACCAGCCGTCATCTTCTGCGTAGCGTTGATGAAATGCGGCATCTTCGTAGCAGCATAAGCAGCCCATTGTTCGTCAGGAACGAAGCTACTCTCAGGGTAGATTTTCTCAAACTGCTCGCGCTGGCGCTTGATGAAGTCAGCCTGCTGTTCCGCCTTGCTCTTGGCAGCCTTGGCCTGTCCTTCAATGAATTCCTTATCCTGGGCAGCGATGGCATCCACCGTCCCGCCAACGACATCGAATCCAAGGAAGCCTTCCGCCACCTGACGGAATTCACGAGCCAAGCCAGGGCGCTTGCTGATAGCAATGCGATAGAGACGTTCCGCTGCGATGCGGAATTGCGTTTCTGTACGCATACCCTGACTCACAGCCTTGGAATGAGCATCCAGCGTCTTGCCAAAGTCAGCAAGGCTCTTCTTGTCCTGAGCCGTGGGGACAAAGCCGTCCTCAGACGGCTCTTCAGGCTTGTCCTCCACAACAGAAGCCGCAACATCTCGCGGCCCCTGTCCTGTGATGTATTGACTCCGCAACGTCTCGATGGCATCACCAAAACGCTGCTTAGCCAAATCAGCATCAAGCTGGGCGCCTCCCTGCGCCAGCTTGCCAGCCGTATCAATGAGCGTGGCAGCACTATTGTCCACCACACCCTGCTGCACATACGTGCTAGGAGAGACATCACCAACTTGGCGACGAATATCTTCAGCCATTATTCCTCACCTTCCAAAGTATTTTCAGTGACGTTCTCGGGAACGGGCTCATAGACAATCTCATCCAGAGCACTCTCAATCATATCCATGAAGGCCGGGTTCTTCTCTACGAACGGGAGATGCTTGAAGTAAGTGGCAGCAATCGGCCCCTTATCTCCATACCCACCTTCCCGCAGCTTGTTGGTGAACTTCTCCATCATCAGCATTTCAGCGCTATCACCCTCGCCCTGGGAAAGCCTATCCATGTTGCGTTCAATACGCGCACGGAAGATTTCCATTTCGCGAGGGCCAAGCACCGAGAGCATCAAGCCCTGGTCCAGCATGTATTGATTCATCATGCTGTCCCAAATCTCATCCGTAGGAGCTTCTTCATTAGTCTTGACAGCCGTAGCAACCAGCTGCTTCCAATAGATGTCAGCCACTTGCTCACCAGCCTGCGTAGCCTTCTCGCTATCCTCAAACTCCATGCGGAGCCTGTCCGTAGCTTCGTAGTAGGCAGCCCTGTCCTTGCTGTCCAAGCCGTAGGTCATCTGAAGCTGGGCTTCAATCTTATCCCCGAAGGGTTCAGACAGTTGGCCATTCTCACTAATCCAACGGCCATGCTCATACGCCCAACGTCCCGTCACCCACTTACCATAGATAGGAACAGTGTCAATCAAGCCACGTTCCACCATCTGACCCATGCGTTCCTTGAGGGGCATGTCATCCATGTCCTTCATGCGAGCCGTCACCACATTGCTCACGTCATTAAGGTAGCGAGCCAGCTTAGCGAAGTAGTTGCCCTGGACGCTAAGAGCGCCCTTGAAGTCTGCCGTCGCCAGAGCCGTCACTTTCTCTCGGACAAACTCGTGACCAGCGCCCGGTGCAAATGCACGGCCCCACGCCATATCGTTAGGCGTCGTAGCGTCATTGCCCCACAGGGCCTGCATCACCTTGTTGCCTGTCCAATCGAATAGGAAGCCACTAAGCACATCCCGCGTGAGGTTGTCACGCCAGAATTGCACGAAGGCATTCTTCTCTCCTTCGGGCTGGCTCTCAAGCTTCTCTACAATCCCACGCTCCACGGCCTGATGCACAGCAGCCGTAACCGCTGTAGCATTCGCTCCATACAGCAGGAATTGTCCGAGCACCATGCGAGCCTTCTGGTCAGCCGTGAAGCGCTGCATACCGCCAATGCGCTTCGGCAATGCCTGAAGGATCATCTTGTGCTGGAACGGCACCCACAGCATGAAGGGCTTAAGCACAGAGTTGGTGTAGCCAAACCCAGCTTCCTTCACCATGTTACCCGTAAGCTCAGCCGTGCGTCCCACCAAACTATCGACGTATGCCTCATCCGCCAGCTTAGCAACACCAGCCGCCTTGTCGCGGTTGTAGAGCGTGAGCATGGACAGGATTTGGTTGATACGTTCGCCACCTTCCCAACCCACCTTATTCAAGGTGCCGAAGATGGCCTGATCGTAGGTACGCATACGCGTGAGCGGAGCCAGCGGCCCCAGGCTGTCCCTCACCTTCTCAATGGCTTCGGGGATACCCTTGCGGGGAATGCCAGCACGCTTACGTGCAGCAGCATCAGCCGCATCGTTGATGGCAGCCTTCACCATAGTGTTGGCACCAACGGAGTCGATGAGGCCACGCTTGACGATGATGTCCACCAGCTTGTTAAACTCTTCTTTCTCCAGCCCAACGGCCTTTGCATAGAAGTCGTCAGCGTGCAACATGCTAGACAGGAAGCCAGCAATCTTGTGCCCGTGCAAATCACCCGTCTTAAGGACGACAGCCGGGATGATGGACATGCCCTGGTAGATGGCCTGGGCATAGCGAGCCGGAGACAACGTGCCAGCCGTAGCCATACTCTGCATCACCTGAAGCACGAATTGCTTGGAGGCAAAGGCAGAGATATACATACGATGCATCCAGCCCGTAGCCAGAGACACAGGGTTGCCCCCACTCTTAGCTCCGCGATAGGCAGCGTTCTCCAGCCCCTTTAGTCCGAGCTTCTGAGACATCTGTGCCAAACCACGGTAGGCCGTCTTGGTGGCAGACTCCCAGAAGTCCGGGCTCTGTTCCATAAGGCGGATGCGATGGAGCATGGCGTGATGCTTCTTCCAGCCGGCAGTGTCAGGATGACTCTCAACGAGGTCTTCCACCGTAAGCTGGTTGTAGCTCTTGCTCTTAGCTCCAGGCTTCAAATACTTCTGGTTCTCCGGGAGGTGGAGGCTGTTCCACACGCGCTGGCGCATGGACTGAAGCATCTCTCCCTTCGTAACGCGCGTGCTAAGAATCTCCGTGGCTCGCAACATAGCGGCCACAGGATCAAGCTCAGCTTCCTCCATCCAACTGTCAAGCTCCTTCAACGGCGAGCCGTCTCGGGTGCCGAACATGATTTGGCTGAAGCCACTCTCCACTTCATCCAAGTGCTGGGCGTAGGTGTCACCACGCGTCAGGGCAGGATCGTAGCCCAGGTCATAACGCTGTACGTTAAGAGCCTTGCCTTTCTTGGCGAGAGAAGCTAGCTGAGCGTTCTTACGCTCGACGTATTGCATAGCACTCTTGTGCGTGAAGCTCACAGCACGAGGAATGCGCTTGCCCGCTTTGTCCACCGCATAGACGATGAAGTTGCGGTTATACATGTGGGGGTAGTAGCCAGGAATTTTGGCCTGCACCCCGAAAGCCGGGACGGGCAATTGACGCCCGCCCTTGGTGCCATCAATCAGCACCAGAGCATCTTCGATGTTCTCCTGTCCACGAACAGGATGCTTCATCTTCGCCAGACGCCCGCCACGCTTATACAGCGCGTCGATGTCAGACGGAGCCATAGTGGTGTAGCTGCCAGCAGAAGGATCAAACACCTTCCGGCGAGAGGCCACGGCCTCCGTAGTGTCTAGCACCTTGCCGAAGCCAATACGCTGGCCTCCCTGGTAGAGGTCAGAAAGTCCCTCACGCAAATAAGCATTGCGCTTGAGCTGATCCTCCAGGTGGTAGGCAATCTCACCAATCTGGTTGAAGCGCCTGTAGCCTTCCACTACCTTCTTGTTGCCGCCAGCAGCCATCTCCAGGGCGTCATTGTCCAGGAGCTTGCCCTCATTCTCACGAATGATTTTGGACAACAGCTGCTTCTCGTTGGTCTTCAAACCAACTAGGGGCTTCATCAATCCACGCCATACAGTGTTGTCAAAGCTGCTCTGACGAACACGGGCAGAGATTTGGTCGTAGTGGAAGTCGTTAAAGATGTTGAGGCCCCGAGTCCAATGGGCAGCGCCAGAGGACAGCGTGAGCTTATCCACGGCATCATCGGCTAGGCCAATGGTCCCATAGGTTTCGGAGCTAGAGAGGTGCCGGACATCACGGACACGCTGGAAGAACTCTCCCCTCAGAGAGTCCTTGGCATCCGCAGCTACCGGCGTAAAAGTGCCATCTGCGTTCTTCTGGACTAGCTCCACGGGAGCGTCCTTACCAAACACGTCCTCAGCGGCCTCCAGGCTCGCTCTACGGGCCGCCTTGAGGGTCGCCCATCCCCTGTAGGGGGTGGCACCAAAGACGGCCGTCACGGACGCGCTAGTGCCGTCTGGCGTTAGCTGGACAGACGACTGATTGAGGTGGAGCTTGACGCTACGCTTCTGGGCCAGGATGTTGGGACTATACTTCTGGGAGATGTCTCCCAGGGCCTTGCCACGCTCAGCAGCCGTCAGGTTGGTGGGCTGCAAGCTCTCGACCAGAGAGCGCACCTGATTGCGCATCTGTTCCGTCATGGCAGCAAAGCCATTGACGCCACGGTTGATAACCACATCGTCCGCACCCGAGGTGAGGAAGTTGTCCGCAAGGTCAAGGGGCTTCACGCCCAGGCGAGCCGCAGCTTCGCCCGTCTCCTCCAACACAGCCGCCGCAGCTTTCTTAGCTGCAATTTCGGGAGCCGTATGGCTCATGTTCTCCAGGATTTTGGGCAGGCCACGAATGGTCTTGCCCGTGCCCTTGAGCATTCCACCAACGAACGTCCAATCCAAAATGTTGAACACGTTGTCCGCAATGGTTTGCCCATTCGGAGCCCCAATCTCCTGGTTGCCAAGCTCTTCAAGCTCAGCAGCCAGGGCCTTGCGCTCTTGCGGGGAAGGAGCGTTGGGGCCAAATTGCACGTCCAGCTTGGCCCGAATTTCCTTCTGGCGCTGGACAATAGCCTGCAATTCCTCCGGGGTCTTCTCTCCCTCACGCGCAGCGTAGGGATCGTAGCCAAACAAATCCTGGGGGAACAGGTTTTCTAGCACCTGCATCGTCACAAGATCATTGTGATCCTGGAGGATGCCTGTATTCTGCTTCAGGCGTCGATAGACAACATTCGCAATGTTCGCCTTCTGCTCCGGGGAGGCTTGGCGAACCATAGTGCGAAGCTCTACAAACGCATTACCAGCCGTCAGCCACGGCCTACTCTCATCCCCCACACTATTGGGGTTGGTGAGGTTGAGGTCCGTGTAGATGTCAGCCAGCACATTGTTCAACGTGGGCAGAGCACCAACAGGCGTCATCTGCTCCAGGTAGTCCAGCAAACTCTGATTCTGGTCGCTCTCATCATAGAGAGCCTTCAGGTCAGCAAACACTTGCTCCGGGGGAACAGGCGTAGCTGGCGTGCTAGCAGGCTGCATAGTGACAGCCTCCTGGTGCATAGCAAACGCATCTTGACTATCCGGCTCATCGTCATCCACGTATTCCATAGAGGCAGCATTGCTCTGCGCCTGCTTAGAAACGACGTTGACATCCTGGATGTTGTCCAGGTCGGAGACATAGCGAAGCAAATCCATCTTCGCATCAATCTGGAGCCGAGGATCGGCAATCAGATTGTAGGCCGTCAGCTTGCGCTGTTCCTTGCTCTGGTCCTGAATACCACGGAGCACGGAAGAGACATCATACGAAGTGATGTCTCGCTTCACCATGTCTTCTACGTCTTCTGGGGTGATGCTGTTGGCTGTGTTTGCCATAGCCAAGTTGTATTGCTCAGCAGCACCCATGAGCATCCCGTCCGTAGGCGGGACGCCCATTTCATCCTTGGAAATGGTGAAGTCCGTAGACTCATCCACACTTCCATCAAGATAGTCGCGCAGCTCTTCCTCTGGATTGATAGCTTCCTGGAGTAGTTGTCCATCCCCATCAAGCTGTTCAATCGGGCCGAGCTTAAGCTGGTTTTCCATTAAGAGGTTCCTTGGGGCTTAGGACCAAAGTAGTTCATACCAATGCCAGCAGCCGTATTGGCGAAGTCACCAATAGCAGCCCACTTCCCGGCCTTGGATGCATAGCCGGCAGCAGCGATGTTAGCCGTGCTAGCCTGCTGAGAAAGTCCCTGCATCTGGTCCAGGAAGGACAGATTTTCATTAGTTCGGGACGTTACATTGCTCATAGCAGCCGAAGCGGAGCTAGAGCCTAGCAGCCCTGTGTTGGCTGCCTGTGCTTCAATAGCTGCTCGTTGCACCCTAGCATTGCGGACAGCGAAGCGTCGCTCTCGGGCATTCTGAATGTCAGCACGGCGCTGCTCAGCAGCTTGCGCCTTGCGCTGCTCTTTAGCAGCAGACTTCTGAGCCTGATAGCTTTTGTATCCTGCCACAGCTGTCACGGCCAGGGCAGCTACGGCAATAGCAGTGAATACAGCCATTAGATGCTCCTTACGTAAGCAGTTTCATACGGAGCGTATCCCTTCGATTGGTAATACGCTCCCACCTTTTCTGGGCTACTGCCCAAAGCAGACATGACAAACTTGTGGCATCCGGCAGAGCGAGCCTCTTCTTCAGCAGCCTGCATCAACGCACCAGCAATCCTGTTGCTGCGATATTCCGGGTCCACCCACCACATACATTCCGTAGCGACGATGATGTTGCGGTTGAAGGGGAAGGGGCCTACGAGAGTGCCCAGCATCCCCACCAACTTCCCCTCATCCTCTGCCACCAACACGAAGCCGTATTGCAGCATGGAGATGTAGTGCTCCAGGATAGAAGGAACATCCACAGGCATGTCCTGGAATTCCTTTGCCTTGCCGATGAACTCTTGCGCCATCGGAAGAATCTGATGGAAGTCTTCGGGCGTTGCCATTCGGATGTTATACATTCGCCTGTCCAGTGAAACGGGTAGACCAGCCTTGTAGCTGGAAGTCCTTATCGCCATCGGAACGGAAGTAGAGGCTCAGAGCCTTGCCCGATCCAGGGATGTTGTGTTTGTTGGTAATGACGGCCTGCCCGTAATTGACAGGGCCTTCCTCGTTGGCCGTCCACTGACGGAGCAGCCTGTAGGCATTTATCTCACTACTCCACTTGCCACTTTCGGGGCTGTTCGACCAATCCCACTGCGCCTGCAAAATGCAGCCAGAAGGATTGACGGGGAACAACTCATCGCTGACAGGAAACTCAGGGCTGCCCCATTGCGCTTCCGTCTCAGTGAAGGTGAAGTGTGTGGTGACGTAGGGGGTTTGCTTATCTCGGGCGCTATCGCCCATGATTTCGTAGCCCGTCAGGATGTAGCTGAGGTAGCTGCTTCCCACGCCATCCAAACTCTTCCAATCACGGAAGGTCTGGTCACGATAGTGAGCGAAGGAGACAGAAGCTATGTCTGCATCTGGGTCAATGAATTGCACCGTCAGATACTTCGTCACGCCGTTACCACGAGGACGCTCCCCTTCCAGGTCCGTCACGAAATTAGGCGTTAGGACGTAGCCGGCGATGTAGGGGGAAGGGTCGTCGTAGCTGCTGATGCTGTGCTTGTAGAAAGCTCCCAACACCGTGTCTAGGACAAGCTCCCCATCGTAGCGATTGCGGAACGTTGCCGTGGTGTAGTCTGGATCGCGGTTATACATCCAAGTGACACGGCGATTGACAGGATCATAAGACCCTACGGCCGTCTCCTTGGCTGCCTGGGGCAAGTCATTGAAGAGCGTTTGAATTGTGTCTTCCGTGATGTTGCGGGCAGACAGCAACCCCACCTCGTTGGTTTCCAGGAGGTAGATACCACCACGGTTCCAATAGTAGGCCCTGTCTTCCGCATCCACCACGCTAGAGGCAGACAGCACGCCGAAGTTGGAGAGCTTCACCACCTGATTCACCGTGGCCGTAAAGCCCCCATCACCACCCGTGATTCCCCACACGCCCTTCTCGGCAAACACCACAACGTAGGTGCCAATCTCCAGGAGCTTGTAGATGTGTCCACAGTTGGGGATGTTGATGAAGCCGCCGTCCGTATCAACAAGCTCGCTGTCAAATTCGGAAGTAGGGTCGGCTTCTGCGTAGCATTGCTTGGCATCCTCTACAGAGCGCAGCGTGCGCGTGTAGTAGATAAAGCCGGAGGTGTCGGGCTGCTTTCCTGTAGCGCCTGTCAGCTGGCTCTTTACACCAGAATAGAACAGACGTTGGAAGGCAAAGACGACAGCGCTAGGGCGTCCAATATCAGCAGCCGCAGGAAGCGTAAGTCCCGAAGCAAGGTTGCGAGAATTGGTGTAGTCAGAGCTATCAATGATGTAGCGGCCCCGAGGGGCTGGAGTAGTTCCGAAGTCCTGCTTCTTCAGGAGGATGGGGTCGAAGTTGTCATCCGTGTCCTTACCTACAAACCATTGCTGGGAGTTGGCAGGATATACAGCCGTGGGGGCTACAGTGTTCTCAGCCTTGTAGGCGTTGATGCGCGTATCATCCCACCCCTGGTTGAACAGGTTGTAATGATGCTCCACCGTAAGCGCAGCAGGCTGCTCACTCACCTCTAGGTTGTCTTCCACACCAAACACATCCCGAATCAGGATGGGGTATTGTGTGACACTCACTCCCTGCGTAACGGGGTCGTAGGTGAGATAGATGGGAGCAGCTACGCCACTCGTGATGAACAGCTTGCCCAAACCGCTAGCCACCTGGATGGGGGCGTTGGGGTTGATGTAAGCACTCAGGTCTACAAAGGCAAACCTGTTAGCCGAAGCACTGGCTGCATTCAAGTCGAAGAAGTGCAGTAGATGCCCTGCCTGCACCACTCCGAATTGATTGGCCGCATCGTTAGCTGCGTTCTCCCAGAGGTAGGCTGCTACAGCATCGTCAGCCTGGAGAGGCGTGTCGATGAGAACGAAGTCGTCCTCAAAGTCCATCCCCAGGCGACGAAGCAGAGCGCCCTTACGAGAGAGCACAACATTGTCGATGTCTAGCGCAGCATTCTCAGGGAACGTGAGTGGCCCAGCTTCGGTGATAATCCCCCTTACGAAAGTGTGATAATTCTTATTAGTGGATTGCTGGGTCATCTCTGTCTCTTAGACGTGATCCATGTGCTTGGGCTTGGGGCGAGGCTTCTCGTCCTCTCGCGCCACGACACGGGCAGGTTCCTGTGTGCGATCTGGATTGGCTAGCTGCCAAATGCGAATGGCGTCTTGTGCAATCTTGGGAGTAGTGAACGCTCCCTTCAGCTCATCCGGCACTTCACCCCCACCTTCAAAGGCAATGCGGACCAGAGCAGAGTTGGGAACAGGTTCGATTCGGAAAGTCTTAGACATGGGTTCCTTTAGCGTTTGCGGCCGTAGTTCGGCCTCTTGATTCCGCCCCCGACACGATGTTTCTCCTGGGAGAGCCACGACTTCTGTCGGACAGCAGTTTGTTCGTCCTTCTGACTAAACACTTCCTTCACCTTCAGCATGGCCGTGCTCTTGGCCTCGCTGAGCAAATAGGGGAAAGCCTTTGCAGGAATGTCAGGGACAAATTCATCAGCAAGCTCAAACGCAGGCTCTACCTGCCCATACACCTGAGTCTTGCTGTGCTGGAGGATGCTGTCCACATCACTGTCATAGCTGTCGAACACAATATGTTCGTCATCGAACGACGTGTAGTAGGTGGGGAAGGCATCCGTCTGGATGATGAGCGGGGTGCCGTTATAATCAAACACCGTCATCATGTTGTCTTTCGTAGAATCCCGCTTCATCACAAAGTCGATGAAGTCTTCTGGAGTCTTGTATTGGATTTCCTCGTAACGAAGCGTGTCAGCCAAGTCTTTCTGCTTGTTATACCTCACCCAATCCACAGCGATGACATCCTCTGCCATAATCATGTGGGTGGGGCGGTTGCTGTCGGCACTACTGTCCAGGCGCATTAGACGGGACGTGTGGGGCCAGATACGGTCGTTATACAGGTTGTAGAAAGTGCGGCGGACAATCTTGGCCACCCGCTCTGCTTCTAAAGTATCAGAGATGGTATTCACCTGATCCGAATTCATGTCGGACAGAATTTCTTGCACCATTTCCAAAAGCGACATCTTTGCCATTAGCACTTCCTGAAATTAGAAGGGCCTTCCTTGGCCCGAATTGTCCTTGTTGTTTTAGTTGTCCGTTAGAGGACCTGATACGGGGTGATGAGCTTAGCCTTACCAGCAGTGGTAATGGTCGGCGTAGTGCCGCCCAGAGCCACCTTGAGAACCACAGCAGCAGCCAGCGGGGTGTTCACCGCGAGCGTGCCCGCCGAAGCGATGCTGTAGGTGCCCACGGCTTCCGCCTGGGCTTCGCTGATCTGAGCCAAACGATTGGTGCCTTCCGAACCAGACACACCAACGTTGATAACGGGAGTCGTGCCGCCAAGGGCGAACACTTCCGCAATCTCAACCAGGGTGTTGCCCACAACAACGGCACCGGCCGGGAGGGCTCCAGTGACAGTGAGGTAGGTGTCGCCGGAGAAGAGCATCACAAGCTGACGCTCTGCACCAATGGTGCTCATAGCACCCTGAACGCCCTCATGGCGGTGACGCGGGCCGTAAAAGTTCGGCACGCCATTCACAGTTTCCTTAGCCATTTAAAGCCTCCAGATTAGTAGTTGGTCGGGTGGGTGAGGATGACGCCAAGCGTCTCCACACGCTGACGGCCAATACCCCAACGGGCACGGGTCACGAACTCGTCGCGCGCCATGTCCTTGTTACGGTCGGACTCGGCCTTCGGCAGCTGACGCCACGCCGACATAATCGGCTTGGTCTGATCGTCAGCAACGCACATGAAGACGTTGGCCTTGTAACCCGCAGCCGACGTTTCCGCCGTACCACGGTGGGTGATGGTTTCAGCACTGTCCGTGCTAGCCAGACGGCTAGAGGTCCAGATGTCCCAGCCAAACAGGTTGAACAGGAACTTGTGCTCGCGCTCAAAGCCCTCTTCCAGGAGAGCCTGGAACTTCGGGTTGCGATCAACCGAGAAGTTGGCAGCCAGACCATTGAGGGTGGCTTCAACAACCGGGTCAACCAGCGCAACACGGCCGCTCTGCGGCACGTTCGCCTTGTCGAAGGACAGCTTCATCTCCAGGAAGCTGGAAATGCCCATCTTGTGGGTGTTGTCCGCCGAGGCGTCCGCAATCCAGCGATGGTCGAAACCATTCACCTGATTGGCGTTGCTGAGCGTCTGCGCCGTGATACCAGCGGTGCGCAGGAACTTGGACTCGAAGTCTTCCTGGATGGCGCGCGTGCCGCTCTGGGCGCGAAGAGCCATCAGCTGGTCGATCTGCGATCCGTCCTGACGCAGCACGTCCGTCACGTAGAAGCCGTCACCAACATAATCGGTGATGGTCAGCGTAACGGTGCTGGTGTCAATCGGGGTGTAAGAGATGGCCTTATCCTCTTCAACATCCTGAAGGGTTGCATCACCGACCACCTTGATATTCAGCGTGGTGCCGGACGGGAAGTCCGACACGTCGCGATAGAAGGGAGCCGGCAGCAAGCCGTCATGGAGGTTGGTGAGAATGAAGTCCGAGTAAACCTGAGCCTCAATAAAGGCTGCGGTATTACTAGTGGTCTGCATTTGTCACTCCTATGTGATTACCCCGTATACTTCTTCTTGAGGTCTTGCCAGAGCTTCACGGTGTCTGCCGTAGAGGCATTACCCATCACACTCTTGAATTCCTGAGAAGCCTTGGGGGCTGTATTGAGAGCCGCACTATTCAAGCTTCCGTAGGACGGAGCCACAGTGGGCGACTTGTCTTTGAAATACTCAAGGACAGCAGCAGGAGCCGTAGCTGCCAAGCTATTAAGAAAGTCCACGCCGACGCCGATTTCCGTGGCCTTGGCTTTGAACACTTCCGCAAACTTTTCAGCGCCGTACTTCTTGGACAGCTGTTCCTTGACCAAGGCAACATTACGAACCTGTTCGGCGCGCTTCTGCTGTTCCTGGAATTTCTGGTCGAAGAGCGAAGCAACCTTCGTTTCATCCAGCCCGGACGGCGTGCTGGTAACACGCTCCTGAGCCAGAAGCTCCTGGACCTTCTCATGTACCTGTTCGATGGTGAGGCTGGACTCGACACGCTCATTCCGTTCGCGCGCTTCGGCTTCCAACCGGGCGATATGCTCCTGACTAAACTTCAGGGCCTTCAGCGCCGTTCCCACGTCAGCATACTTCTTGCCGGGACCAACCAAATCCTTTACGTCGTCGGGAAGGATGTTAGTAAGATCATTCGGCTGTCCGCCGTCGTTCTGGTCAGAATCAACGACGTTAAGTTCATTAGACATCAGATTTCCTCTTGGTCAAGAGTAAGTAGTTCAAGCATGTATTTGATGGCACGCGCTTCCCCGATCATATCGGCCTGATACGCTGCCCATGAAACATCGGTGTAGTTCTTTTCTGTAAGAACTTTCTGAATCAGCTGTTGATACTTGCCCTCCAATACCTGCTTATAGATTTCCCGTGTAGGGCGGCCACCCTTGAGGATGGCTGCCCGTTCTTTAACTTCTTCGGGACTAAGGCCCCGGATTAGCTCACTTCGCACGCTTGCGCTGCCTCAACTTGTCATAGGCTGCATTCGCCGCTGCACCAGCAGCAATCACAGCCCCCACCTTCCCAGCCCCGTGCATACGGCCAGCTGCCTTAGCAGCCTGCCTCTCCACCTTCACTCCCGTGTAGGCCATGTCAGCCTTACTACCTGGAGTGAAAGAAGCACCAGCACGATTGGGATAGGCAGCAAGGGGCTTGCGCTTCACCGTGGAAGGAGCTTTGCCCCGCACACTCTCCGAAGCCGGCTTGGCCTTGCTGGCGCTACGCGCCTTGGCCTGAGCATCGGCAATCACTTTGTCCTGGATGCGCATTTTGTCCCCAGGACGGGACACAGGCCCCAGAGCATTCTGGGGCAACGTTACACGGCGCTTAGCCATTAAACATCCTTCGGAGGCTCAGGGGCCTCTGTTGGGGTAGCGTCTGCCACCATCCTGTCTTCCTCACCCTGCGACATAAACTGCTGGGTTTCTGCCGCTTCCAGAACACCGATGTTGTCAGAGACAAGATCAAACTGTTCCAGGTTGAGCAGGTCTTCCACCATCGCACCGAGGCGCTTGGTAGAGACGTGAGGACTAATCTGCTGCCAGATGGGCGTGTTGGAGATAGCCACTAGATTCTGAATCATCGTGGCCTGTGCTGCGAAATGGCGAGCACCAACAGCACGAAGCTTGCCGGAGGCCGTGATGTCTTCCTTCGTAACAGAGAGGAAGTTCACCACACCAATGTCGTCGTCCATCACGCGCACAAGGTCGGAGCCGTCCATGTTACGACGAGCAAGCTCCAACATCTTGTTCAACGCAGGCTCAAGCAGGTTGATTTCAAAGTGCCTAATCTTCTGCTGGAAGATGCGAGAGGCAGCCATCTCAAGCGTCTGCACCTCAAAGGCCGTCTTCTCACCAGGAGTGCGAATGCCCATAGCTTGCTTGGGAGCACCCGCCATCTCTTCCATCTTCAACTCAAGCGCTGCAATCTGGTTGTCAGCGGAGACGATGGGAGCGAGGTTTTTACCTAGCTCTGTAACAGCCCCGCCCTCACCAGCAATCCACACGCTGTCAGGCCCCCAACCCGAGTCGGGAATCTCCACGTTACCGGCAATAACCATCGGAGGATGGATGGCAAGATCGAAGGCGTCAGCCTTAGCATTCTCCAGGTGGTCAATGCGATATTGCATACCCACGAGGTTGTCCAGCGGACCCATCGCATAGAGATTGTCCGGGCGATAGCGCCAGCCCACATGCCCCTTGTAGCTCTTACCAAGCCAGGAGGGCATACGCGCCTCACGCACCACCATCGAACGATCAATCACCGTGATGATGACGTTCTTCTTGAACGCGTTGCTTTCCTTGTCGTGGATGCTTCCTTCAAACTCCAGGATTTCGATGTAGCCACTACTGTAGTAATCGTAGAGGCTTCCAAAGCCATCCACCTGGAAGGCCGCCACTTTGTTGAGGTCTTCGGGGCTGTAAGTGCTAATGCTCTGCCGAAGATCACGGGCCTTCATCACAACCTCGCGGTTGTAGGAAAGCTCCGGCTTGGTATCAAGCTCCTCAATCATCTCCCCAAGCGTCTTGAGGTAGCGCGTAATCTTGTAGCTGTCGTCGTAGCTGGAAGCAATGGGGTTGAACACCTGATCCAGGTAGGACACGCGCGTGAGCTTGGGTCCAATGTATCCTGGGATTATTTCCCCCGTCTCAGCATCGACGGTGCTTTCCGTAATCCACTCCACATCGTAGAAGGCGTTGCCTGTGTCGATGTAGTCGTAGAGAAGCTTCTGAATTTCGGTGACGAAGTTGCTCTCCTTCACCTTGTTCTTCATGTAGGCTTCAATAGCCTTGCGCTTCTCCTTGGTGACGGCATCATTGCCGCTGCCTTCCCACTTCAACCAATTGTCATTGGGGAAGAGGGCGCTTTCATAATTGGAGAACAGGTTGTCGCGGATTTGACACAGCTTGGGAATCGTCGTGCGATTCTTCCAGGGAAGCGCCTGATTGCTAGTGGTGTTGGTGTCTGTGGCGAAGATGTAATCACGAAGCTCCTTCTTCTGGGCTAGCCAGGGGAGTCGTTCGTTAGTGTGCTTAGTCCACAGCGATGTAATCTGGCCCGCTAGTCCCTTGGGGGCGAGCATCTCGGTTAGTTCTGCAACTACCTTCTTCATCCTCTAAACCCCACGCCCCCGAAACGGGTATTATAAATCACGTTGCCAGCGCTCCTTTGATGATGCCTGCGCCGCTTGATAGGAGCGACAGCAATGTCAATGGCAGCCGTCAGGCCGTCCTTAATGTCATCGTGGGGAGGCTTTGCCATAACAAGCTCGTCCTCCAGGTTGTTCACTTCTCCGCCCTTGTAATGCCAAATCTGCATGTTGTCGTACTTGGGACCAAGGGTGGCCATGATGCGCTCTTCCTTGTTGCCCTCGTGACGCGTGGGATGGAATTCATCCACCACCAGGGGGAGGTTGTGTTGCACGATGTAGTTTTCTTTGATGTCTCGGACGATGACGGACTGTGCCGTGGTCGTCTCACATCGGATTTTCTTGTAGCCCCACTTGCGGTAGGACTCCAGGATGGCATCGAAGTACCGCCCAATCTTGCCCGTCTTGAACCTGTAAATATCCAAGAGGTAGTATTGGTTGTCTTCATCCACCCCCACTACAACCAAGGCCGTGTAGTCGGCCTTCTTGGCTAGGCTGTACGCGAAGTCCATCCCGGCAAAGATGTTCAGCGGCTTATCGCCGATGTGCCACTTGTCGTTGACGTTACGTAGGAAGCTCCGTTCGTAGTATTGGAATCGCTCACGAGTGATGAGGCCATCCCCACCCATGTTGGGGTTGTTGTAATACTGAGCCCAAAACTGCGTGACATCCGTGTACTTCGCCTTGATCTTGGACAGGACGTTGGCATCGAAGCCGAACATCTTCCCGTCCTCTCGGCGCTGGCGGGGCCAGAGGAAGTGTCCCCCAATCTCCACCACACGCATGTAGCTGTCCCACAGCGGGGTTTCCTCTACAATCTCACCCTCGTCGTCATAGACGATGTAGGTTTGATTTAGGAACTCTTCGTACTGATCTTTCGGATGGTATCGCGTACCAACACAATCCATCTCACTTTCAGGCTCTTCGATACTAGCGAGCTGACTAACAAGCGCAGCAACTTTTGCACGTCCGTCCTCCGTATATGCATTCTTCGGGACGACAATATCGTCCAACTTAATCTTGGTGGCGTGGAAGCCCGTGATGTTGCCCGTCAGGCCCACAGCCTTGACAGACGGGTCACGAATGCCTTCCTTCGACCTAATGGGATGGTCCAGGGCAATCTCGTTGACGGTCCAGCGCTCGCGCTTACCTTCGTCGGGATGCACCATGTCGGGCCAATACTTGGTGTACGTGGCAGAGGTGAGAATCATCTTAATCAGATGAAGCTGCTTCTCTGCCAGAGCCGCCGTAGCGGAGACGTACAGGATGGTGTCAGACGGATCGCGGGTAAGTTCCCAGGCCGTCTTGTAAGCCATCAGCTTGCTCTTGAGGTGGCCACGAGGGAACAGCACCAAGCGGTTTTGCTTGCGGGCTGTGCTCTGCCACCAATTAATCAAATCAAGATGGGCCTGCCCCAGCAACAGATGGGGGGCCAGCAAGCGAATAAAGACCAACAGGTCTGCTTCGGCCGCCTCTTTAATTTCTGCTGCTGTAAGTTTCATCCAGGCTCGTAAATGTAAGTGAGGGAAACATGGACATCGACGGAAGCTGTAGCGCCCAGGCTGTCAGTGACAGTGCAGCGCTTGGTGGCTGCCTTGGTCTGGTTCTTGCCGACGTTGGCCGAGAAGCCTGTCGTAGCGGCAAAGGGAGAAGAGACACCAACGGCGCTATCGCCAGAGACGTGGGTCCAGGCGTAGGTGTAGGGGCCAGTGCCCCCAGAGGCCGTGACAGTGACGCTAGACGGCGTGTCAGCCCCTACAGTGACCACGGGGGGACTAGCTGGGGGTGGGGTACGGAACTCGCTCCCGAACACCGTGCCGTCGTTTACAGTGGCGCTCAGGACGCCTCCACCACCGCCCAGAGGAATATCCACCCAGGCCACTCCGCTCCAGAACTTAGCTAGGCCAATATCCACCCATGAAGCACCATTCCAAAACTTCTTGGTTCCGATGTCCACGAAGGAAGAGCCGTTCCAGAACTTCTTCGTCATGGATTAGCTCCAGAACCAGAGGTCGCCCACTTGCGGACTGGCAGGCTGCGTAGCCTGGACATACACACCTCGACGCGCATCGGCAAGGCGTCCAGAAGTGATGTCGCCAGCGTCATGCTCATGGGCCTCTGGGGCAAACTCCGTAGGCTTGTCCGTCACTTCGTCATAGGTGGGCCAGCGCTGGGTTTGGACAGGCGTGTTAGTAATCTGGGACCAAGGATGCGTGTGGCTCTGGACAGCCGTGGTGCCGAGGTATTCGTTCGTTACAAACTCCACCTTAGCGCCTAGCGTTTGTCCTGCCAGGAACGTCACCTGAGTGCTGCTGGTTTCCGTGTAGTCCTGTCCGGCAAACTTACGCACGCCGTTGACATACACCGCGAGGTTGAAGGCCCCAGGGGAGTATTCCATCGTGGTGAGCGTAAACAGCGTTTGCAGGTTGGTGGCAGTTTGAATCTCCTGCTTCTGGACTACAGTGCCAGACGAAACGCCGGCAACATACTGCACCATGTCCTCATAGCTAATCACCCGCTGCGGGTCATCACTATCGCCAGCATTGAGCAACACATGGCCGTTGAGGTCCAGGTCTGCTTCCAGCTGGTTGGGGGAGGTGCCGTCGCGAGAGAGGGCTGCATCAATGGCAGCCTCAAGAAGCTCCATCGCTTCGTTTAGCTTGCTCGCTGTACCAAAGCCCGAGTTGAACCGGGGCAGAGTGATTTTGCTCATTGGTTCTCCTTACGGACTAGGTGGACAATGCGATCAGAGTCTTCGTCCAAACCCTTGATGGCGTTCTCGCGCATCTTCTTCTCGCGTTCCTTCTCTGCCTTGCTGGGACGACCACGTAGGCCGCGCCATCCACCATCAGCCACCCACTTGGCAGCATTGAAGCTGTCGGCAGATTCGGCAATGGCGTATTTGACGCCGAGAGAGCGAAGCTTCACTTCAAGTTCTTCTCGCCAAGCTTCAACATGCTTGACCATCAAAGCGTTGCTTTGGATGCGCTTCCAATGCTCCCAGCCCCACAAATACTTCGTAGCAAATTGGTACTCCGTGGGGTCCATCTCCTGGAGATAGAGCTTACGGAGCGACTTGTAGAGGATGCCGTTGTGCTCCTTGTCCTCATCGTTCAAGGTGTAGATGGCAAACTCGGTGTTGTAGCCGTTCTCTAGAAACAAACTCTGAGTGATGTAGCGTCCGCCAGCATCCTTGAATTTGCTTCTATCTGGCAGCCATTCATCGTACACTCTGATACTCCTTAATCACTTCCTGGAGTCGTTTGATCCAGTCGTCTGCTCGCTTGGCGTCTGCAATAGACGCTGCCGCATCCTCTTCTCGAAGTCGGGCTGCTTCATCAGGGCTGAGTCCACCTTCGGAGGGTCCACTAGGACAGGTGTAGTGGTCGCGCAGCTTGAGAGCAGCAGAGCGAAGCTGGCTGCGAAGAGAAGCTTCAAGTTTGTCCGCATCTTCTTGGTCCTTTTTGTGTTGCTTAGCGATGACTTCCAATTCAGATGCCATTCGCTCTTGGGTGTTTTTGGTGAGAGCTTCCTGAAGGTCCAGGCGAGCCTCGACATTGGCCAGCTTCGCCTCAAGGCGTGTCTTAGCCACCCATTGCCATCCACCAAAGGCGAGGGCCAATACAAGCGCCCCCGCCATTACTTTTTCAAAAATGCCAATCATGCGGAGCTACTATCCGTCAGGAGCCCGAGGGCAGCCAATTGTGTAAGCACTGAAGCCAAGGCAGCATTGCCGCCCCTGCTTCCAGTCACAGTGGGCTTAGCAATGGGCGTAGTGGCATAGAAGCCCGTTGTTCCATTGCCAATAGAGAAACTTACCCCGCCGCCGCCTGCGCGGAACGTCCACCTGTCTGTGGTGTGATCGTAAGCAATTCGTCCAACAGAATTGGATGCCGGATCACCCACCATCAGGATGTACGCATTCGTGCCGGGGGTGAGCTTGCTTTCAATCAGATCGCCATCATTCTCCACCACCGTGATGCTGCCATTAATGGGGGTGGCCCCGCTGGCACCAAACCGCTGATGGCTACGTGTGTTACCCACATCAATGTCTTCGTAAAGCGTGGAGGCTCCCACTATGACCATACGAGCGCCAGTGAGGCCAGACATGGGGTTGCCGCGAATCACGTTGCGATCTGCGCCAGTGGTTTCCACAACCCCTCGCGAAGCACCACGAATCATGTTGCCGAGGGCGAGGTTGTCCGTGCTGTCGTAGTCAACACCAAGTTCTGTGCGACGCTCAAAGAGAATGCCTGCCGTAGCAGCGTTGGGAGTGACGAGGCCCGTCTGAATGCAGACGTTGCCAACAACATCACAATACTTCGATCCAGCAATGCGAATTGCATACTCAGCAACAGCAGCGCCAGCGGCGCTAATGCCCCAATCCTCAATTCGATTGCCCATGATGACAGTGCCATCAGCAACGCGAGCTTCAATGCCTCTGCTCACGTTCTTCAGGATGTTGTCATTGATGGTGGCTTTGCGTCCCGTGGTGCCTACGTCACCAATGCCGCCGATCACGACGGCGGTGTTCACCCGCTCAAACTCGTTGTCGTTGACAGTGTGGTCTTGGAAGCCACGCTTGGAAATAACCCCGACGCCCAGGTCTTTGAAGGTGCAATCCGTGACGAGGCAACGGCGACCAACAGTCTCGGCGTTGTCGCCAGAGATGTAGATGCCGCTATCAACAGCGCCCTGGAAGTAGCACTTCGTAACCTTGTAGTCTTCGCCTTCGGCCAGGAACAGGCTGCTGTCTCCAGCCGTGCCCGTTCTGTCGTTGTTGTTGAGGAACTTGACCCCCTCAATCTCCACATACTTCAGGTTTTGCGAAGAGATGTAGAGAAGGTCAGGAGCCCCGGAAACACGCGCGGGCATGTTGCGCCCGTCCAGCGTGCCGCCAACCCACTTGAAGCGATTGGTGCCTGTGGACGAAGACGGCTGCACCATCTTTGCGTCAACGGGGAAGCTGGAGTCAGCGATGAACGTCGCTCCAGGATGACACTCCACTTCAAAATCAGACGTAATGGTCCAAGAGAGCGTGTTGGTCAGCTTGTAGTCGTAGCCAGGGACATACAGCTTCAGTCCCATTGCAGCAGCCGCTTGGAAAGCGGCCTTGATGGCTACAGTGTCGTCCGTCACCCCATCTCCCCGGACGTTATAGCCCTGGGAGGTGAGCGTGATGACGCGCTGATCTAGGAGCATCCTGTCGGATACTTTCTGCATCGCTTACTCCACGGCTAGAAAGGTGATACGAGTGGCGGCAGCTAGAATGTTGCCACCGCCGAGCTTATGAATTTGACAACGTGCGTTGGTAGCCGTGCTAAAAGCACTGGCATGGTCATACACCAATGTAAGCCCCTGGGAAGCGCTGCTTCCAACCACCACCGTGGGCTTCGTAGCGAAGTAGCCAGCAGGCAAGGTGATGTCAATGTTTTCGGATGGTGCACCACCAGCAGGGGTGATGTCGATGAAGCTGGGCCATTGGCGCGTGTAGATGATGTTGCCAGCAGCGAGGCCAGCAAGGTTGGTGACGCGAGCGCCGACGTTGACGAAATGGTTGCGACCAACATCTACGTTCAGAGCACCAGCGCCAAGCTGGATGCCCGTGGCAATGTTGGAGATGTGGTTGTCTGCGATCACGAGGCCGTGGAATCCGCCAGGGAGCGCATCAACATCAATACCAATCTCACCCACCGTCGTGCCTGCACGCATCACACAGCCGGTGATGGTTCCGCTAGCACCGTTACGAACCTTAACCCCACGCCAGCTACCAGAACCAGCCGAGCTATACATGAGCGGGCCGTGGATGATGAAGTCGTGCATACCATCCAGGTCGTAGCAGACGCCCGAGCAGTTGGCATGTCCACCAACAATGTGGAGGCCAGACTCACCCGTGGTATTGACAGCCCTCACTGCCGTAGTGACGTTCACGCCGTCGCATTGGGTCAGGTAGACGCCTTCAACATAATCACCAATCTGCCAGCCATATTGGCCATACACCACTTCGCAGTCATGGAATTTGATGCTGGTGGGGTCGCTGGTGGAACTAGACGACTGAATGTCAAAGCCAATGCCGTTAGTGTTGCCAGGACCGCCCTGGATGACGCGAGAACGCGCCACGCGGGCGTCCGTCGTATCCAGCAGGTAGAAGCCCTTGGTGAAGTAGTGGAAGAAGCTGTTGTAGCCTCGCACCTCTACGTCCGTGATGTCCACCAGCGGAGCGGGGCGTCCTTCAACGGAGCCCATGTTCAACTTGATGCCCACACCCTGGTTGGTGTTTTCCGTAGCAACGGAGAAGTAGCGCAGCGCCACCTTAGAGCGCTTGTCCACTTCCATCCACCAATTGCCCGGATCGGACGTGATGGACAGGAAGTCGCCGCTAGGCGTATCCACCTTGAACACCGTGCGTCCAGAGCCGTCGCCGTAGATCACCACGCCCTCAAAGGCATCAAGGTCTACAACGGCTTCCGTCGTAATCTTCCAGATGCCAGCAGGAACGCGAAGAGGCTTGCCGCTGCTAACAGCTTCCGCAAGAGCATTGGTTAGTGCAACGCTGTCATCTACCGTGCCATCACCCACGCCACCGAAATCTCGGATGTCCATGTGATCGGCAAGCTTAGACCAGACAGAACGCGCAACAGCGCCAACACCGTCACCAATCCAGCGGATGAGGGCAGAGCCCTTAGTGGTCGTAGCGGCCCACAGGCTGTCCAGGAAGTCACGAACACTGCCGGACTCTCCCGTGGACGGGGGCGTGTAAAGAATGCTGGCGCTATCGCCTACGCCAGCAGAAAGGGCTTCATCGTAACGGACGAGGATGTTGTCCTCCCCGTCCGGGGGAGCTGTAGTGAAATGGAGGGTGGTGTCGTTGAAGGTGAAGTCGATGCCGGGACGCTGCATCACACCTTCAATGCTCACCTCAAGATTGCCCAGGCTTCCGGGATTCTTGTTGAGCGTGAAGTCTAGGTTGACTCCATCACCAGAGAACGTCTCGTATTGCTTATTCGCGTAAGCAACCGTCTGTTCCCACGGCACACCATTGAGATAGTATTCTTGAGCATCGACGCGACCTGCGTTAAGCAGGTCATTGCTGTCCATGTCGATGTCAGCTTCCATCTGGTTCGGAGTGCGACCTGTACGACTAAGCGTGTCGTCAATCGCTTCCGCCAGACGGCTGAAGTTTTCGTTCAGAGCTTCCTTGGCCGAGCTAGTGTTGGCAAGGGAGGTGATTGTATTTAGTGGATCGTACTTCGCCATTTAGTCCTTGCTCCTGAGTTTCACCACCTTGAGCCCAGACTCCACATCGCTAGGAATCTCTCGCCAGTCCCGATCATTTGGGCCAATCACCGCCAGAGAGCCTTCTTCCAGATCAACAGCAATGACGTCTGCTCCGTAACGCTTGCGGAAATCTTCCATATTGTCTGGAAAGATAAAGGCCCAGAACTCTCCCTGCACGACGTTCATTACTTAGCCTTCTTGCGCTTGGGAGCAGCCTTGCCCGTGGGAGCCGAAGCCTTGCGCTTAGCGGCCATTTGCGCCGGAGTGTCGTCGTATTTGCGAACAGGACTCTTGCGATTACCACTGGCCACACGATTGACCAAACCAGCCACGCGCTCTGCGCCAGAGCGAGGATCGGCCAATCCCAGGCGCGACATCTTTTCCTTAGCCATTAAATAAGTCTCCGATAACGAATCCAGGAACCCGCCAGCATAGTGACGTTGCTAGCTGCAACCTCGCTGCGGAGAGTGATTTTGAAATCCCCAGAAACATTGGAAGCGGTGTGGAACGTTGCTTCCAACTTGTGGGGCCAGGGGCCAGTGGCATCAGCAATATCTGCTGCACCGCTCGTGAAGTTAGCCGTAGTGTTGCCATAGCGAGGCGTAGTGCTGCCTGCTGCGCTTGCCTGCTGTGTGTAGTACACACCCGTGCCCACGTTGGTGGGCCAAACAATTCCAGGCTGGGGGCCTGTGGTGGCAGCTGCCGACTGGAGCATCAGCGTGCCTTCCACGATGTATTCGGCGCTGGCATCAGGCGTAAACGCCAAGCCCGTGACGTCAGTCATTGACGTAGTGGAATTGGAGAAGTCCGAGGCGAGGCGCAGGTAGGTCCAGCCGTCATACGTGGGAACGTGCTGGTTCTGGTAGCTGTTCTCCACGACGATGTTGAAATCGCCCGTCGTGCGAGAGTTGCCATAAATCTTCAGGCCAGGAACACGATTGTTCGGGCCATACACAACATGGTGGGCGAGGCCGATGAAGCGGTTGGTAGTGACGCGTCCTTCCGTCCAATTCTCCAGGTTGAGGTGGGAGCCATTGATGTAGAGGCCCGTGCAATTCGCACTCTGGCCGTTTAGCTCACAGTTCTCCATGATGAAGCCTTGGTGGTCAAAGCGATTGACTTCCAGGTCCACCATTGTGTTGGCCACGCTGCCACTGAATTTCTCAAAGTAGCAGTCACGCACGCTCACCTGTCCGCGAATCTTCAGCGCTACAGTGGTGAGGTCAGTGAGGTTGTGGTTGTTCTCGCGAAGGACCAGCGGCAGGCCGCTGTTCACGCCGCTCTGGGGCGTAACGTCTCGCGTCGTCACTTGGACGGCCACGTCATCGTTGAAGTGGCAATTCTCTACGACAGTGCCGTTAGCATCCGCCGTGTTGATTCCGAAGGCCGCGTTAGCGAAGTTGCATCGGATGTATTGGCAAAGGTAGCCAGAGGCATTGCGGATGAGGTGGTCGAAGCCTGTGATGCGGCAGCCTTCGATAGTGCCGCCAAAGGGACCATCAATACCAACAGACCCCGCAGTGCGATTGCCCATGATGAGCAGGTTGCGAACTACAATCTGCTTGCGTGTGGTGTTGGCATTCTTGATGAAGCCAGCATTCGCCGTAATCCTGCTGCCGCCAACGGCGGAGGTCTTCATCTCCTTCTCGCCTTCCAGGATTAGTCCAGAGACGTAGTCGATGGGAGTGGCTAGCGTGTAGCTGCCTTCAGGGAATATAATCTTCGTCACCCCAGCCGCAATAGCGCGATTGACCGCCAAGCTCCAATTGGAACCATCGGAGGTTTGGTAGTGACGAAGGATGGATTGCTTCGTAGTGCCGAAGCCCAGCTTAGAGAGCAAAGCATTGACGGACGTATCCGACAGCTGGCTCAATTTAATTGCCATTGTTCACAGCCCTTATATTGTGCGAGCTTCCGATGCTCAGGTAGTTAGGGGTACGTCATCCTCATCCGTAAGCAAATTTCCCTCTTCATCCATGAGAGGGACTGCTAAAAACCCACTTGGAGCCACGCTAGGGTGAGGGGGATGCTGTTTGCATCCGCCCATCCCTTCAGACGCTCAATGAGCGTAAGCTCTGTACGAAGCTCAACGTTGCCAAGGTAGAGGAACATCAGTTCGTGATGCTGCAAGAAAGACAGGAGAGGGTCGCCCCCTAGTCCTGCAATCAGCGCTGCACGCTGGTCCTCCAGGATGTGAGCCATTACCGCCTACCTCCCTTGGCCTTGCCGCTCTTCGGCTGGAGACGGCCGCCCTCCTTGTTGGAGTCTTTGCGGCTCTGGGGCTCCAGGTTGCTCCTCTTCGTGGAGCCGCCCTTGCTCAGGGCCTTCTTGTGGTTCACCACCTTGCCGTCGCCCTTCTTGACCAAGCCTTCCCGTTCCAGCTGACGACGGGCCTTATTTCGCTTGGCCCTATCCTTGCGTCGCTTGGGCGACTCGGCAGCGTACTCACGTTTATAATCACGCTGAGGATAATCTGCATCAGCCATTATTATTTTCCTTATTTATAAATCAGCTTCCACTGCTCAGCAGTGAATTTATAATCCGTATATCCGAGAGGAGCCCAGCCAGGGATAAACATATCGGGAGGAAGCACTTGAATAGATACAGTGCCGATTAATTCGTTCTTGCTATTATAAATCCCAGAGCCGCTATCACCACCAGCCACTACGAAGCTCACCAGCCTCCAGGGAGCGGAGGGGAGGTTGGGCATGGAGATTTCACCCTGGTAGTAGCCCGTGCGGAAGATGAGGCCCAGGTCGGCGGGACGACCTACCATCCAGAGTGTGTCTCCTACCTGGGGGAGCCTGTGGGCCAGCTTGGCCGGCTTGTGGCCGTGAGGCTTGGGCAGGAGAATGAGGGCGTGCTCTGCCCCGTCGTATTCAATCTGGGAAGGCACCTGTCCCTCCACCAGCATGTTGGGAGCTACACAATGCTCTGCCGTTACCACCGTCCGTTTTCCTACGGCCGTAGCTCCGCAATGAAACACTCCCATGGTGTCCGTAATTGGGAGGTAGCTATCAATGGCCCCTTTGAGGGGGCCAGCGAAGGAACATCCTGGCACAAGGGCCAGGGCCAGGACGACAGACAGCAGCTTCACATTCTCTTCCCCTTGGGCATAGCTAGCCCATTAAAAGCTTTTATAAAAGTCAGAGCCCCCCTTTTCCCTAACATGATCCCCTATGGGAAAGTCTTTCCTCCACTCAGTCGCCGTGGGGGCTCTTTCTATAGGATCAGAGGTAGGTACTCAGTCTTTTCAATGTGACAGGAAAGTCAGCCCGTAGGGCCAGGGCAGGCCCCTAAGCCTGTCCCTGCCTCCGAAGGAGGTGAGGGTTTCATGTCTCCTGGTTGTCAGTGAGGGCGCGGACAGAGCCAGGAGGGATTATCGTTGCTGTCAGCCAGAACGGATGAAGAGCTGCGGACTTCTCCGCGCTGACGGTGGCTGGTAGGCATCATCCCGTCAGGGGCGGCAGAGGGCTTACGAGGCGTTTCCTCAAAGCATTTCCTCTCCCTACACTATCATTGTACCATAGATTCTCCAGGTGTCAAGCACTAATTTATGAATGCCTTATCTGTCAATAAGTTACGATTTCTGAAAAAGCTCCGAAACTGAACAACTGCGCAAGAATTTTCGAGTTGTTGAGAACTATTCTCGATTCTTAACCCTCTCCTGGAGGGGTTCCCAAACTCTGGAATTTCTGTGAGATAATTTTTAGGTGTAGTTCTCCCCGCACCTCAACCCCCTATCCCCCTGCCCCACCCTGCTTCGCAGGGCTTGCCCCCTCTCGACAGCGCACATCGTTTATATATCCAATGTGCAACTCTTGGTTGGATTGACATGCAACTTGAGTGGTGAAACAAACATTCCAATGGTCAGCACATCATCATCCCATATCATTCAACCACTTAGTATAATGTACGGGGGAGTTTATTATTGTCTGCTACGCCCTGCCGCAGACACGCATGCATGAGGCTGGTTGTTATGGGGCGTGGATAAGCTGTCAACATGAGAGCCAGAGCCGACGAGTGGTAGCCTGCGGCAGACGAACGGTAGGTGTGTTAACAACTATTTAACCATTGGCGTGAGATTGGGCGTATAGTTCACAGCACACCCTCAATACATAAACACAGCCATGAACACCAACGCCCTTAACGAATCCACCGGCAAGCGCCACGCTTATTACGTGGAGGTCGAATGGCCCGATCTTTGGGCACCCACTGGCTATATGGTTGATGAAGTGGAAGTGTACGCCAACAACCGAGACGAAGCCGCTGCCATTGCTGAACAGGCCGGCTATCGGGTCCGTTCCGTCAATATGGTGGGCTGAGCCATGCGTAACAGCGAATCCAATGCCAATAGGTGGCTGGCTGAATCCATCCGGGGCGTGCGCAAGCCTGCCCCTCGAAAGGCTTCCTCTCCGGTCATTAGTGGCAATTATGTATTGGCTGGCCT